AAATGTGGTGCTGTTGCTTGTGAAGTGGACCATATTAATCCTATCAATGACGGGGGCGAACCGTTTGACTTAGATAATACGCAAAGTATTTGTAAAAGTTGTCATGCTGCGAAATCAGCGAGGGAGGGGAGGAAAAGAAAATGAACCCAGCAAAACCAATAGAATTAAAAAAACAACAAGGAACTGCCAGAATGGACAGAATTCCGAAGAATCCGATTAAGTCGAAATATTTGGTTAAGGTGCCTAAATGTCCTTCTTTTATTTCTTCAGATATTGGAAAAAAAATATGGAAGCGTGTTTGTGAAATTATGATTTCGGAAAAACGATTATCTGAGCCAGATTTGTTTGTGATTGAAAGTTATGTGAATGCCTATGAAATGTGGCACATGGCTAAATTGAAATTGAATGAATTGCAGCATGAAGTTGTTTCTGTTTCGACTAATAAATTTGGGGCAGAATATGAAACAGCATCGAAGTGGAATAAGTTATGTATTGAGTGGGGCGAAAATAAAGATAAGTTGGCCAATGATTTAGGATTTACGCCGAGGGTAAAAGGTAGTATTAACGCCTTGGGTAATCAGCAAAGTTCTAATCCGTTGAAAGATTTGTTGGCTTCTATGAATTGATTTTATGATTATACAAAATAATCGAAATACTTTGGATGTTGCTTATCGGTATGCTGATGATATTAAGAGTGGGAAGATTGTTGCGTGTAAGTGGGTAAAATTGGCAGTTGATAGGTTTTATGAAGATTTGAAGAATGGCCATAATCGAGGACTTTTTTTTGATGAGGATGTAGCTTCAAAGGATTTGGAATTTTTTGATTACCTCAACATCAAAAAAACGATTGATACTTATGATAAGTTTAACAGACCTATTTCTAAAAGTGTTTATGATAGGTTTGTATTAGAGCCATGGCAAAACTTTGTGTGTGCAAATGCTTATGGTTGGCGAAAAGAGCATAGAAGAAGATTTACAGATGTAAATTTATGCGTGAGCCGTAAGCAAGGTAAATCTACATTGGGTGCAGCAATTGGTGTGAAAGGTCAAATAGCCGACCGAGAAATTGAAAGCCAGGTTTATTGTGCTGGAACTACTTTAAATCAGGCAAAGATAGTTTTCAATGAAGCAAAAAAAATGATTCGGATAAGTCCGTTAGTTTCAGAGCTCTTCGGAAAAGAAGATATTTTGAAAGAAAGTATTTTTTATTCGCCAACACAAGCAGTATTTAAGCCAGTTACGGGAGACCCTTCAAAACTTGATGGATTTAACCCTCAGCTTGCTATTCTTGATGAAGCACATGAATACAAAAATAACGCTATGTATGACATATTTGCAACTGGTAATGGTGGACGTGCTGACCCTCAAATTTGGATAATTACTACGGCTGGTTTCCATAAAGATTATTGGTATTATGAGCATTTGTTGAATAATTTAGCTATATTAGAGGGGAAAATAGAAGATGATAATACGTTTGTGATGTATTATTGTTTGGATAGCGAGGAGGAAATTAATGACCCGAAAATGTGGATTAAAGCGAATCCCAATTTAGGGGTATCGGTAAAAGAAAATTACTTTGAAAAGCAGGTTTCGAGGGCAATGCAAAGCCCGGCTACAAGGGTAAGCGTTTGGACAAAGAATTTTAATATTTTTGTTGATTCGAGTGAGACCTGGATTCCATCAGAAATCTGGAATAGCTTGAAAGTGCCTGATAAACTTAAAAATAGTAAGGTTCTGAAAGTTTGGGGCGGTATTGATGGGGCGAGAAGTCGAGATATTTTTGCTTATTCGTTGTTTTTTGAGCTTGAAAATGAAGAATTTTTCATTAAACATAAGTTTTATATTGCAGAAAATCAGATGAATAGGCTGACTGGAGCAGAAAAAATGTTGTATGAAAAATGGTTGATGGATGGATGGTTGATATTGACAGATGGAAATACGATTAATCATGAGGTTGTTGAACAACATATAAGAGCTGATTTTGAAGAATGGCGGAATGAATTTGGCTTTATTGGGTATGACCCGTATAGAATTGAGGAATCTGTAAAGCGTTTGAACGAAGAATTGCCAAACGAATACATATTTGATGAAGAAAAGGGTAAAACTGTTGCTATGGAAAGATTGCAGCCAGTAAACCAAAATTTGTTGAATTTATCGGATGCAACTCGGTACATGGAGCATATAATTATGGATAAGCGGCTGTATCATGATGGAAACCCGGTATTTGATTGGATGCTTGCAAACGTTGAAATGGTGTTTGATAGTAACCAAAACTACAAGCCGAGCCGAAAAAATGAAAATAAGAAAATAGATGGGGTCATGAGTACGCTTGATGCTGTGAAATTGAAATTAAAATTTTATGATGGCGGAGAAATAGATGATAGTCCGTTGGTATTTGTAAGAAAATAATGGAAATATTTAAAGCAAACACTGTTTTTTTTAGCATATATGAGAGCAAATTGCCTCATTATCAATTAAGACGAGAAGCGTATGAAGCTGCCGAAAAAGAATTTGGAGAGCGGTTAGAAACCGTTTTTGGTATGCCTTTTCGTAAGTTTAAGGACTATGAAACATTTTTGAGTAGTTATAATAGAGAGGTTAGATGTTTTTTAAACACAAATAAATGAAAACCATTAAAATTGACATAGATAGTATTAAAATAAATGAAAACTATCAAAATAAAGCAGTTATAAGTGGGGTAACTGAGTATTTTTTTTCTGGAAATTTGAAAGATATTCCAGAAGATTTGAAATTAATTAATGGATATTTTATACGTGAAATAGATTCAGAGAATAATTTTAGTGCTATTTTAAACTCAAAAGAAGATTTTGAAATCATAAAATCATTGAAATTGTTTAAGGTTGAACAAACAACAACCATAATAAATAATTATTTGGTTAATCCTGATAACAGGAAATTTATTTTTTCTTATGAAAATACACCTTTACTTTGTGAAAATTGTAACAAATTAACTGGTTTTAATGATTTATCTTTTGAAATAAATGAAGAAGGTTATGATATAGTAAAATGCCCCAATTGTGGGAAAATTGATTTTTTTGAACCTTTTGTTTTTCAAGATATTAAAGAAATTCAAAACTAAATTATCAGGAAAAAGATATTAAATTTTAATCATCACTTTAACATTTTTAAATGGCTCATCTTTTAGATGGGCTATTTTTTTGTATAAAAACGAACATTTGTTTATGTAAAAAGCCCTAAAATAATGTCAAATTTGTAGAAAGAAAATGGCAGGTTTTGTAGAGAAAATAGCGAAGAGGTTTGGGTATTTGCCAAAAAAAGAGGTTGAGGCGAGGGCTACGTCATTTTCTTTGGTAGAAGAAGAAAAGTTTTTGAAGAAATTTGGTCTTTTGATTGATTCTGATAAAATTACTACTGATGTAGCACTTGGGATGTCGGCTTTGTATAGGTGTGTGTGGTTGATTAGTTCGGCTTTGGCTACTGCTCCGCTTAAAGTTTTTCGAGAAAATGAAAGCGGTGGTAGCGAAGTTGATAAAACGCATCCAAATTATTTACTTTTGAGCCTTCGACCTAACGCCACCATGACGAGTTTTACGTTTCGGCAGTCGTTGTGGGGTCAGGTTCTTATGTTGGGTAACGCCGTGGTAGTTCCAAAAAAAAATCAATATGGCCGGGCCAAAAGTTTGAAGTTATTAGAGCCTGACGAATATTATTTTTTAGATGCCGAAGATGATTTATTGGTAGTTGAGACAAAAAACAATAATGTGTGGACGAGCGACCAATATTTACATTTTAAGGATTTTTCGTTAGATGGTGAAATTGGTAGAAGTCGGGTTGGGTTGTCAAAAAAAACACTTTCTACACAACTGAAAGCAGAAAAGTTTCTGGACACCTACTATTCAAAAGGCACTTTCTTGAATGGTTATTTGAAAACTGAAAGAAAGCTGACAAGTACCGAACAAGAAGAAGCATCTAAAGAATGGGATAATGCGTATAGCGGATTAAATAAGGCTTTTACTACGCCTGTTTTGAGTTTAGGCACGGAGTATAAAGAGGTAACAAAAACTAATGTTGAAAGCCAGTTGATGGAGTTTTTGAATTATTCTCCGATGAAAATATATCAGATTTTTGGTGTGCCGCCAATTTTGGCGAGTGATACGGAGAAATCTACGAGTTTCGGTAAAGGTATTGAAGATATGTTTATTCAGTTTCGACAAACAACTATCTTACCTTTTGCTGTGAGTGCCGAACAAGAGATTAATTATAAACTTTTTAGAAGCAATGAGATAGGAACGTATTTCGTGAAGCATAATTTAGATGTGATTGAGCGAGCCAATTATCAGAGCCGAATGGAAGGATTGAGTAAAGGCATTCAGAACGGCATTTATAATCCAAATGATGCTCGTAAATACGAAGATTTAAACCCATACAAGGGCGGAGAAACCTATATGGTAAATGGCAATATGCAGCGTGTTGAGGACGTGGCGAATGGTAACAGTATAATGCAGAAAAACAATGGAGGGAGCGGAGCAACGAGTACACAATAGCGAAATTAGGGTAATTACCAATGAAGCTGATGGCAAAAAATATTTAGAGGGGTATGGCATTGTTTTCAACTCAGAAAGCCGCCTTTTGTACGGTTTTTTTGTTGAAAGAGTTTTGCCTGAAGCCGTGGTTGGTGCTGATATGACAGAAATTATATCGAAATACAATCACGATATTAACCGAACACTCGGCACAACATGGGCAGGCACGCTAACTTATACGATTGACGACCGTGGAGTGAAGTATCGAGTTGAATTGCCTAATAACGAAGATGGCAGAACTGTTGCCGAATTGGCACAAAGAGGCGATTTGCGTGGTAGCTCATTTGAGTTTCGAGTAAAAGAAGATAAATGGTACACCGAAACACGAAACGGTGTACAGATAGACCGCCGAGATATTGTAAAATTTGAATGGATTGGCGATTTATCGCCCGTGATTCGTGAAGCGTATCCGGGTACTCATGGGCTGGACGTTCAAAAGCGTAGCTATGAGGAAATGAGAAATAAGGCTTACGTGCCTACGATTCCTGAAAAACCAAGTGAAGAGGAGTTGATGTTGAAATGTATTTTAGGAGTGTAATTATTAAAAAAAGATAGAGGGGAAATGGCAAGAACATTGAAAGAGGCGAGAGACGAGTACAATGGTTTGTTTGAAGCTCGTAATAATGCCAAGGAGAAGGCTCAAAAAGAAGGTTTCGATAAATTGAGCGAAGAAGAAAGAAAGGCTATCAAAACGTATGATGAACGCCACACAGATTTGTTGGAAGAGATTCGAGTTTTGACACCCGATGCTGCAAATTTGAACGTAAACATGGGTATTCGAGGAAACCGTGATTTATCGGACAAAGATGAAAAGGATTTAGGTAAATTTAGTTTGGTGAAGGCGTTTAGACAATTAGGCGATGAAAGCAAAAGAGGTTTAGACGGCATTGAGGCGGAGATTGACAAAGAAGGCCGTAAGGTTGCAGAACTTTGGAAACAAGAAATTACTGGAGATTTTGTTTTACCAGATTTCCGTGAATTGCGTGGTCAGACGGTAACGGGTCAAACATCGAATGCAGGCGACCAGGGTGGTGTTACTGTTGAAACAATGATTGGTAATTTGATTGAAATGTTTTGGTCAAATTCGGTTATTTCAAAAACAGGTTCAACTAAGTTTACGAGCTTGCAAGGTAATGTAACTTTCCCAGTGCAAACATCAAAAGTTGCTATTTCGGAATTGACTGAAATTGAAGAAATGACAGCAACTGAAATTCTCTTTACGGATTTGGATATGACACCAAAACGTAGAGGTGTTACGGTGCCATATTCAAAACAATTTTTATTACAATCATCGTTATCGGTAGAAAACTTTGTGCGTGAACAAATTTTGAAAGCATTTAATGACAAATCTGATGTTGAAGCAATTACCAAAATTTTAGCTGCAATTACATCTGGCAATAGTAACATTGTGGTAGGTGGTACAAATGGTGCTGCTCCTACATGGGCAAACATTGTTGCATTAGAAAGTTTGATTGCCAATGCCGATGCCGATGGAAGTGGAATTACATATTTGACCAACTCGAAGGTAAGAGGAAAATTGAAAACTACCGAGAAGTTTTCGGGAACAAATGGTATGCCAGTTTGGGGAACAGGAAATACGCCTTTGAATGAATATACAACAGTTGTATCAAACCATGTGCCATCGAACTTAACAAAAGGAACAGCAAGCGGCACGTGTTCGGTAATTTTGGCTGGTAATTTCAGAGATTTGTATATTGGTCAATGGGGTGTAATTGACTTCATTGTGGACCCTTATTCATTGAAAAAGAAAGCACAAGTTGAAGTTACAGCAAACACATTTTGGGATATTGTTGTAGCAAGAGCTGCTTCATTCTCGGGCATGAAAGATGCTTTAACTGCTTAATAAATAATCTAATTGCTTTCCGCTGGTAACGGCGGAGAGCTTAAAATAAACTGAAAACAATGAAAGTTATTTGGAAAAAATTTCACCCTCTTTCGGCTGCTTGTGTAGGTATGACTGAGGAAATCGAAGGAAACCGTTTGAAAGAACTTTTGGATGGCGGTTATGTAGAAAAATTTACTGGCACTGAAACTGCCGAGAATGAACCTCAAAAAACAGAAAAAGCAGTTGTTAAATGAAAAATTGTTTTGCCGTAGATAAAACCACAGTACCTGCAATTGATGATATTATTAATGTTGATGTCATGATGGCATGGGTTCGTGGCTATGGTACAGACGATGAAAAAGCAAAGCTGAGGCTTTTGGCTTCAGAAGCAATTGCGAGTATCGAATACCGAACCGGGTTAAGAGTTGGAAGGAGGACGATTGAGGTAGTTGTAAATCATTATCCTGATGATGAGAATTTTAATTTTTACCCGGTTCATTCTATTACATCCATACACACAAGAAATTATTCGACTGGTGAGTATGAATTGTTAAGCAATACGGCTTATCAATTTCTACAACGAAGTGATAAAATGTTTACGCTTAAATTTGCTGATTCTGTGCCAGAAATTGACGAATTTAAGGTTGATTGTGTAAAAATTACGGCTGTAGTTGGCACTGATGAAACGGAAGCATTGCTGCCTATGGTGCTGGGAGCTGTAAGAATTTGGGTTGAAACTTATTTTCGGGATAAAATGCCTGCTGAGGTAAAACAAGGTGTAGAAGGATTTGACCGATGTATTGATAATTTACGTTTGCCGTGGCTGTAAGAGTTAGATTAGATAGACGAATTAGGATTGAAACGCCTGAATATACGACCAATGCGGCTGGAGAAAAGATTGAAAGTTGGACGACTTTCTTGACGACTTGGGCAGAACGTAAGGATGTGAAAAGCCCGATGAATGAAGAAATAGTAAGTATGCAAAATACTGCTATGGGTTTTGTTGAATTTACGATTGCCTTTCCGCCTGCTATTTATCGACCAACGACACTGATGCGTGTGGTTGAAATTGAAAACGATGATGTGTATAACATTGTTGGCGTATTTGAGCCTACTTATAGCGTAAAAGAATATCTAACTTTAAAATGCAAGTACTTACAGCAACGATAATAAACCCGATGGCGTTTTATGCCCCTGCGGCTGACCTTTGGGAAAATTTTTTAACCGATGAAAAAGACAGTAAAAGTAATAAAGAATCTGCCGAATTATGCCAAGGGCAATGTGTACGAACTCGATGTAAAGGAAGCGAATGCGTTGTTAGAGCTTGGTTATGCGGTAGAAGGTGTGCCGAGTGTGCCGCTGGAAAATGAGTTTATTATGCCAGTTCAGTTTGAATTTCCGACTGATTTGGATAAAGATAGAGACCCTGCTGTTGATGAAGCAACACCCAAAAAGAAAAAGTAAAGAATGGGCTTCGATTTGGATATTGACGATAGCGAAATTGTAGCGTTGAGAATGGCACTTCAAAAACTGCCTTTTCATCTTACAGAAGAGGTGCATATCGAAGCCCTAAAAAAAGCGGCAGTACCGCTACGAGATAGGATGTTTGCCTTAGCCCCAAAACGTGAGTGGGATTTGGCGGAAGCTATTAAAATACGGAAATCGAAATTTAAGAAATTGGGCGAACATACTGTTGTGGTAGGGCCCGAAAAGAAAAGCGGCGGACATGGCTATTTGGCACACTTTCATGAGTACGGCACACACTCGAAAAATGGTGCTGAAAAGATTAAGGCTAAACCATTTATGCGGCCAGCCGATGAACAAACCAAAGCAGAACAACAGGCGATTTATGAACGTGAGATTCAGGTTGCAATAGATAAAAGAATTGACGGATTATGATTGAGGAGGCTTTAAGGACGAGGTTAATTGCAAATAGTAGTTTGACAGCTATTGTGGGCACTCGTATTTTTCCGTTAGAGATTCCACAAGGCGATGCCGTTCCTGCGGTGGTTTATCAAATAATCAACATCAATCCACGCAATGCACAAGCTGGGTGTGTGTATGATGATTATTTGATTCAATACAGTTGTTTTTCGACCTCTTATAAGCAGGCGAGAGAAATGGCTGAGATTATAAGAAGTGATTTAGACCGTTTTTGTGGTACACTTGACGGGGTTTATGTTCCGATGATTCGGTTTGAAGGTTTAGGAGCAAATGATAGAGGGAGCGATACGAGGTATGCTCATGTGAGTTATGATTTTCGGATTTTTAAACATATAGTGTAGAATGGCAAAAACAATAATTATGGGTCAGAATGTCAATGTATATTTGGGCTCAGTGATGGTGGGATGTGCGAGAAAGATTGATATTACTGTAAAAGCCGACAAAATCAATACAACTTGTGCAGGCACAGAAAATGTTAAGACTGGCACGCCTGGCAAAAAAGAAATTTCGTGGTCGATTGAAGGATTGTACCGACAGTTTGATAACACAGAAGAAGCCACAAACGTTTCGGTTGAAGATTGGTATGATGGATTAATGGCCGATACTGAGGTAACAATCAAATATAAAACCGCTGCCACTGGCGACAAAACCTATACCTTAGTAGGTTATGCCGAAAACTGGAAAATTAGTGGCTCGGATGGTGCTGAAACAACTTTTAATGTAGATGGTTGGGCAAATAGCATTGCAAGAACTACAAACTCTTAATAAATTATGACAGTAAGCAAAAACAGTATTGACCTAAACATTGGTGGAGCGGTAAGAACTTTGAAGTTCGGTATGAACACCCAAGAGTTTTTTATAAATGAAACCACCAAAGGAGAGGGTAAAAATTTAGACCTAACAAACCCAATAACAAAAAAGAAATTTTTGATTTATTGTGGGTTAATTGTGGGTGATAGAGGTAAAAACATTCTTCCCATTAATTTTGACTTGGATATGCTCGGAGATTGGATTGATGATTGTGAAGATGAGGCATTTGATAGTGTAAACGAATTTGCTGGGAGGGCAATGGGGTTTATTATAGAAGCCGAAGAAATGCAATACAAAACGATGGGCATAGACAGGAAGGAGCTCATGGAAAAACAACTTCAGGAGATTATGAAGGAGCAGAAGAAGAACTAAATTTTGAAGAAATACTGTGGAGAGCTTGTAAAATCGGGTTGGACATTTCGAGTGAGAAATTCTGGGAAATGCGGCCCGATTTTTTTTTGATGATGGAAGAAGGCTTTTTGTTTCGGCACGAGCTTTCATTGGTGCCGTGGCGACAGTTGTTTGCTGGCTTTGCTGATGAAGAGATTGGGGATGTTACGGAAGTTTTTGAGTTACCGTATATTGACAGACCTAAACGCGTGAAAGAAGCACCAAAAGTTGATATTTATGAATTGCCGAGGAAATTGAGCAAAGAGGAGATTTTAGAAATGAAATATCGGGATGGCATTTTGAAACGTCCTGATGAGATAACAGAAGAGGCGAATGGCAACAATAAAATTAACGGCGAATGAAAAGGCTTTTGTAACAAGCATGGAAAATGCCACCGGAGCGGTGGGGCGGTTGTCGGCGGAGTTAAATATCAAATTGGCTCGAGCCATGCGAGAGACCGATGCCATGACAAACCAACTCCGCAAAGGCATTGGAAGAGTGGGCGAGCAGATGCAAAATGTTGGTCAGAAAATGACACAATATTTGACACTGCCAATGTTGGCATTTGGTGGGGTTGCAGCTAAGTTCTACGGAGATATTGACAGTCTAAAACGAGGGCTTGATACTTATGGGCTTAGTCTTGAAAAAGTAAAGGAAATTGCCAAAGCACCCGGATTGGGCTTGGAGGAAGTTGGTAAAACGATGGTAACATTTGCCAGTGTGCGATACAATGCCACGCTTGCCGAAAAAGCCGTGAAAGAATTTGGTAATGCCTTAACCATGACAGGAAAAGGTAAAGCAGAATTGGAGGGAATTGCCGTGGCTTTTGCACAAATGAAAGGCAAAGGACAAGTACAAGCCGAGGAATTGAACCAAATTGCCGAACGATTGCCAATGATTCGGGATTTGATGCAGCAGGCTTTTGGTACAAGCGATACAAAAGTTTTGCAAGATAAAGGCATTGGTGGCGATGTTTTTCTGCAAAAGATTGTTGAACAACTCGAAAAACTTCCACGGGCTTCGGCAGGGTTCAAAACAGCTTGGGAAAATGTAATTGACAGCTTAAAAATTGGTAGCTATGAGATTTTCAAGGCGGCTGATAATGCTTTCAAACTGACTGAGAAGTTGAATGCTTTGAGTAATTGGATTGATATGGCTGTTGAACGATTTAGGAATCTTAGCCCAGAGGTACAAAAAACTATTTTTGTGATTGGTGGAATGGTGGCTATTGCTGGTCCGCTTATTACGGCTTTTGGGTTTTTCACTTCAACTATTGTTCCTGCATTTTTGACTGGCGTAGGTGCTATATCGGCTCCGGTGTTGGCGGTTGGTGCTGTGGTGGCTATTGTGGTAGCCAATATTGTAAAATATTGGGATAATCTGAAAGCTGTTTTGGTAAATACAGGCATTTGGAAAGGAATAAGTGCAGTGGCTTCTGTTGGATTAAACTTATTGGGTGATGTTGTAGGTATTTTTATCAATTTATTTACAGCTGATTGGTCAGGGCTTTGGGAAAATATTAAAAATATTGCTAAAAGAGCATGGAATGCAGTTGTTGAAGCTGCGGCTTTTGGTGCAAAAATGATAATTGGAGTAAATAAAAAGATTTTTGAATTTATAGGTCTTGATTCTTTGGCAAAAGGGGCAGGCAATGTGATAAATGCTATTGACGGACTTACGAGTAAAATTAAAGCGGATGTTCCAGCCTCGACGAGTAACTTAGAAAAATTGGCAAATGCTTTGAGTAAAGTTACGGGGTCTGATAAGCCAATTTTACCGACTGGAGAAAAAAAAGAAACCCAAAATTATGATGGTATTAAAGGCGAAAGAGTAAGCCCTATAAAATTAAGTTTACCTGAAACATTAAAATACTTTTTAGAATATGGGCAAACCATTGAGCAAGCATCAAATAATTTACAAATAAAGTTAAGTAAAATCGGGGAAAAAGTAAAATTTGATGGTAGTGGGTTATTATCTTCTTTAGACCTTTTCAGAATGGAATTAAGCCAAAAATTAAACGAAACAATTAGTAATTCAGTTGAGGCTTTTGCTTATGCGTTGGGCAGTGGTGGCGGTTTGGTTGGTGCATTGCGTGCTGGGTTTGCTACGGTGCTTAATGCCATTGGGCAATACATGATTGATATGGGTAAGAAATTTATTTTAGCACAAGAACTGATAAGCAAAGCAAAGTTATTGTTTGGTACGGGTCCACAAGGTTGGGTAGCAGCTTTGGCATTGGTTGCTGGTGGTGCGGCTATTAAAGGAATTGCAAATAATTATGTTGCTCCGAGGTTTGCGGCTGGAGGTATGGTAACGGGTCCGACTTATGCCATCATGGGTGATAACCCTTCTGGCAAAGAAATGGCTTTGCCGTGGGAAAAAACTGGCATTTTTGCTGATGCCATTGCTAAACGAATGGGCGGCGGTGCGATGGTAATACCTGATATTCGGCTACAAGGAAAAGATTTAGTAATTGCTTTCAGGCGTGCCGAGAAAGAAATGAATAATGCGTAAATTAAGTTTGGCTAATTAGGTTTAGATTTTCAAAAAACTCCCCAGTTTGGGGAGTTTTTTGTTTTTACGAACATTTGTTTAAGGTTAAAGCCGATGTAGTTTTGTAAATTGCTTTGTAATTAAAATTACTTTTGTTTAAAGAGTGGCATACGGTCTAAAATATTATTGCAGGTTCGATGAACGCCCCAACCTTTTGGATAGTCCGAGAGTTTTGAGGTGTAATTTTCTGTTTGAAGGATTTAGCGGCTCGGCGGTAGAGTTGGTTTGTTCGGTGGGTTTGAAGGTGGAAGAGATTGGCTCGGACGACACAGCTTGGGGTATTAAGCAACAAAAAGGCACGATTTCGTTGTTGAGTACCCCGACCGTTGCCGTTGAAAACTTTTATTCAGAAAACGAACGCTCGGTAAAAGTAGTAGTATTTGTAGAGGCTACAAATGATGTGCTATGGACTGGCTATGTAGTGCCAGGGTTCGATAATCAGCCGTATGAAGATGGAACAAAAGTTTATCAGTTGAGTTTGACTGATGGGCTTTCGTTTTTGAAAAATGAAAAGTACGTTGATGATGATAATAAATTATATACGGGCGACTGGAGCATAAAAAACACAGTTTGGAATGTTTTGAAACATAACGGATTGGGTTTGAAGCTACGAACTCTTTTTAATGCTTATGAGGTAAGCATGGGGCAAGGCTTAACCGCCGACCCTTTAGAATTGAGTTATTTGAATGCTGCCTTGTGGCTGAAAGATAATGAGCCGCTGAGTTGTTGGGATGTGTTGAAACGTGTGGTTGAGGGGTTGCGGTGTGCGTTCTATCAAGAAGATGGGATGTGGGTGCTGGAAAAAACACGTGAGAAGAGTAGCGGCTCAAATTATGTTAGGGTTTATGATGCCAGTGGGCAAATATCGGCTACGGAAGAAGATTATTTTATTGAAACACACCACGAAAGTGCATTTCAGCCGTTGGGCGATGGAGAAATAAGTTATGGAAGCTCGACAAAGAAAAGCACAATTGAATTTGAAGTTGGAGAGTTTTCAAATAATCTACTAAATGGCGATTTTTCAAATTATACATCGGGCGATTTTACAAGTTGGAGTGAAGAAATAGGATTATCTGTTGAAAGAGTTGGCACTGGATTAAGTAGCGACCCTTATGGTGCAAAATTATTAGGGTATGTAAATAAAGCAAAAGATGCAAAAGGTATTTCACAACAGATAGATTTACCATTAAATTTAGAATCACTTGAAAATATAATTGTAATTAGTGGTATAGCATTTAATCAAGATGTTAAAAATATTTGTATAAGATGTTCTTTTTATATTAGAGTGCATAAAGAAGGAGTTGGTACTGAGAATGGAAAGTATTATTTAAGTACAAATGGATTTACATTTCAAAAAAATAATTTAACAATTGACAATGTTGATTCAAATGGTAATAGTAAAAATTCAAAAATTACTTTTAAATATGAATCAGGAAAATTAAAAAATTCAATCATTGGTGATTTAGCTTATTTGTTAAGAATTGGAGGAACCATAACTGATTTATATTTAACAATTGAGCTTTGTCAAGGTGTTGAAAGGGCTAAACAAAGAAATACTATACCTTTTGATGAATGGGTAATATATAAAAATGTTAGTTTATCAATAATAAATTCAAATACAAACCGAAATGTAAAATCATTAAAATATTTAGCTGAACAACAATATTCTGGAAGATTTGAAAAAAATGATATTGTTTATTTTGGCGATTATGTTGATGTAGCTAATTTAGCAGCAATTAGAAAAAGCGGAGGCAAAACAAATCTATGGACTACTCCGAACAATTCTGGACAAAAAGAATTGTTGCAGCATTGGGTAGATGAAGAGGTTGATATGCTTGCCAAACCACAAAAAAACTTTGATGGCGAAATTTGGGGCTATGTAAAGAGAAGTCATATTTTATCGTTGGTTGATGAAGCAGATGGGTATTATTGTGTGCATTGGTCGTATGATTTTGTCAATTGTGTAGCAAGTGGTAAATGGGTAAAATATCAAACTGGGCTTGGTGGCACAATTACCGAGAAAAAAACAGCAGTATTAAAAGATAGTTCTGAAGTAGAAATGCAAAACTTAAGCATTCCTACAAGTTATTCAATTGTAAATGATAATCAATTATATGATGTTTTAAAAGGATATTTACCTATTTATGGTGGATTGGTGGATGGATTCATAAATACAAATAGTGTAGATGCAATATCATTAAATAATGATTTATCTGAAAGTCTGACAAAAGGCATTTTAGATATTGGCAGAGTAAATGCTGAAACTATCAATGTAGGCAACAATTCTTCAGTCAATAAACTATTTGGGCAAACCGAGTTTTTCAATACTGCTGGCACTTTCTATTCAAAAATTAGCAATGAAAGTCTTGATAAAAACGTAGAGGTAAAAATACCTACAAGTTTAGCATCGTTCACTGTTGCAAGTGTTGAAAATAGCTGGCAATTAGGAGCAAACAACACACTTACTGCAAAAGATTTTATTGGTTCAATTAGTGGTAATTATGATATTGGGTTAAAACGAAATAATACAGAGGTTGCCACGCTTGTTTCAACAGGATTGCAACTGCCTACTATATCTACACTTTCTACAACTCCATCGCAATTTG